CTAATCCGGAATACGACATTCTTCATCTACATCTTCTTCCTTGCCATTGCTTAATTCTTCTTTTGCTTCTTCTGATAGATTCTCATAATCTACTACTTTTTCTTCATCATTCATTTTTATTCATCCTCCGGTGCACTAATTTCAGGTAATCCACCAATACTAGTCAGCAACGAAACAACGCCTGACAAAAGCGCTGACGAAATTACAACTCGCCAATCAACGGCTTCCAATAATGCAGATGCTCCAATAACACCAACAGCAGTTTGAGCAATTGTTTTTAATGCTCTAACACTTGCGTAATAGCCATATTGAATCCACCATTCTTTACTATATTTTTTCATTTTCAAATACCTCCTATCCTAATGATAGTATTTAAATCGTTTGTACACTGTACAAAATAAAAGACCGTATTTAACGGCCTTATTGATACATATTAAACATGTCTCGTATATGTGTCTTAATCATTGTTTTTTCTTCATCTGAATCAACGCATCCATGAATCATAGTTACGATTTGTTGCATACATTTCATAGTCTTATCTAATTCACGATGAGACTTTTCTAAATCCATATCACCTTTTGTACGCGTATATTCTTCTTTGAACGCTTTATATTTTTTCAAATGTTCTGCAAGCTTATAAACAATATCTTCTGTTTCTGGATCATGAATATTATATCCATCATTATCTTCTTTTAATCTTGCAACAGTTGAAACTCCATCTTTTCCTATCTCAATTTGATATTTATTTCTCATTGCTTCTATAGTTTCAATGTCTTTGATATTATCTAAAGCTTGAGATAATGCATGGAAATAAGATTCTGCATATCCATATTTCTCTAACATGTTTACTGACTCATGCATTATCTTCTCATTAACTTCCATTGCTTTATGCATATATTTCACCTACGCAATCTTTTTAATGATAATGTTTGCATTTTGAACAGATAGATCTAAACCACTGTCATTTGCTAATGCAATTGTATAAGATGCACCACATGGAACTTGAATTAGAGTGTCTCCACTTACATTTCCATACGCACTTGCAGTTGCAACAGTATAAATAGATTGTGTTCCACCAATTGCTTCTCCGTTTAGTTCAAGCACTAAAGAAGCTTGTCCTGCCGCTGCACTCGTAATATCCGCAGTATAAGTCACTTCATAGATACCTGGCTTTGTTAGTGTAAACAATCCACTTCCTAGATCATGAGCAAGCCAACCTTTACATGGACACTGGCAGGATTTACATCTTACACGATCTGTAGGAAACAATACATTATTTGAATTATCGACTGTCTGAACAGCCGTAGCAATACTATTAATCATTTCTTTTATCCTCCTATTAAAATAGGGATAGCCTTTCGACTATCCCGTTAAATCCAAAGGCAATTGCCTAATCACATATGTGCTAGATTATAAGTTGTTGTATCCATTACATCCACATCCGCTGTTATAAGCGTAATATGGTGAACATGTAATGTATGCTGGTTTTGGTGTTGGTTGCAAAGTATTAATGATATTTGCAGATTGTGCCTGTTGACTTAATTGGAAATTAGCTGTCAATAAATCACGGTCACGATCAGCTAAACGATCACGTAATTCTTGCATAGTGTTTGCATTGATCAACGCACGTGTTGCTTCACCTTCTGAATGAATTGCTGTTGTAATGTCACAAGTATTTTTGAAACTTTGAGCATTTACATTGTCAATTGCTCGTTGAGTGTTGCAGCAGCATTCTTGTTGCTGAGCTTGCAAGTTTTGAAGTCCTAACTGATTAGTATAGCGACTTTCTAATACATCACGTTGAGTTTGACAACCTGTTTGAGATACATTTGTGTTTGTGTTAAAAATATCTCGTTTAATGAATTCTTCATTTAATAAAGAATCATTTGTTAGGTTTCCGTTGCCATATCCTCCATATCCAAATAATACGAAGATTAGCAAGATCCAAATCCACCAACCTCCGCCGTTTCCAAAGCCGTCATCTCTTTCAGCTAAGTTGTAAGTTGGTTGAATTCCCATTCCGTTTTCCATCATATATGTTCTCCTTTCTTTCTATAATAACGGTTTAGCCGTTGTTACCTGATTCCAAACTGTTTTGCCATTTGTTGCAGTTGTTGCTTTTGTTGGGGATTTAAATTACCCATCATCTGATTTAAAATCGTTTGTGGATTTTGGCCACTGTTCATAAGCATTTGAAATTGTTGAAATGCTTGTGGATTTTTCTGTGATAACATATTCATTAACATTTGTTGGGGATTTCCCATATTCATCATATTCATTGGATTCATATTACCCATAATACTTTTTAAAGGATTCATTTTGTTTGTGCTCCTTTCTTTGGTTGCTCATTAGCTTGTTTTGGCGGTTTGCTTAATGCACATATCAAATCATCTAATTTCTTTTCGATTCCATTTACACGATTTTCAATACTGTTAGAATTATCTTCCGTGATTTCTTCAAATTTGAATTTTTTAAATGTTCCATCTAAAGATTTCATATAAAAAATAGATTTATTGTTATCAAATAAAATTGTTGGTAAATTTGCGTTCGCAAAGTTTCTAGCTTCATTCTCATCATTCACCCATTTTCCATTAAAATCAAAATTTCCTTGTTGTTGTGGTGTAATCTGATTATTAATGTTGATAGGTGGAATATTTGCATACTGTTGTACTTGCTGAATTTGTTGATCTATCATTTGTCTTTGTTGCATCAAACTGTCAATTCGTGCTTGTGCTGGATTATAATTGTTATACATTTCAACCACCTCTTTACGCTTTAATTATATGGTTATGTAACAAATAACTTAATACTCGAATAATACTCATAAAATACTCAAAATAAAATGAGCAACCATTATAGATTGCTCACATATTTATCGAACATTTTTCTTGCTTTGCATACTCTGTTCCTTATGGTTTGTACTTCCACACATAATGCATCTGCAATTTCCGTGCATGACATATCATACACGTATCTCATAATCAAAACCTGTTCATATTTCTTTCTTAATCCAACAGATTTGATAAGTATTAATGCATCAATAGGACGTATTTCTTTTAATCTGTTAGCTTTGTTAATATAAACCACCGCCTTAATTAAATTCGTTGGTTTGAATTAGCTTCGCAAGAACAATTATTCACATGATCATCTTTCCAATAACCACGACAAACAATAGTAGAATAAAGAACAATAATTACAAGGATTAAAATCGTAATAATCGTTCTACTTGTTTTATAGTTTCGATCAATTAATTTTGAACAAAAACCATAAATGTTATCTACTTTTTCTTCTACATTTTGAAGTTTCTTGTTTGCATCTTTAATATCCATTTTTATTATGATCCTCCAACGCTTTTACACGATTAAACAAAGTAATTATTTGTTGTTTTAGTTCTGAAAGCTCCACTTCCATTGAATTGCTTCCTTTTTTTATTTCTGAAATTGAATCTTTAATATCACTTAAATCCGATTTAATATGTTCCAATTCATTTTTCAAAAATGCCATATTGGATATTTGTTCTCCATCCATCTTGCGCGTACCACGATTATACGTAATAAATGCAATTACAAGCATGCATGCAGAAATAATAACACTAAGATATTCTCCACTCATATTCGTTTTCCTTTCAAGTTTTTATCCTATTTAAATGCAATAATTTACCAATTTTTTATTTATTTAAAGCTTCCTTTGGTTAATTATACGATTGGCTTAAGTACATTAGTAAGCGTCTCTCTTGTCCCAATTTCGACTCTTGTAAGTGAATAGTCAGATAATCCACGACAATTATAATTGTCAGTAACAATATTGATACCTAGCTTAAACGCAGAGTTTTCCATTGGTGCACGATATCTAATTTCATAAGACCCTTGAGGATATACAAGTACGTCGCTATAAATGCCTAGTGCCTCTGCTGATCTAATATCATTGGCAAGCATTGCATCTACTTCTGATACCTTGCGATTTAGCAACTCTGCATGATTATAGGTATGAGAACAAGGATACCATCCAGCTCTCATGATTATATCAACCATATCACCAACATTATAAGTAATACCACCAATATTTTCAGTGTCATTCCTACTCTTAAGTGAAGAGACAACCGCAAGTCCGGCACAGAGATTTGTAGATTTAAAAGGCAGTCTTTTATCATAATCAATATAATTACATAAACGCCAATCGTCAAACATCATGTTATAGCATCTTTTCGGAAGCATCTTATTGCCAAGTTTCCATTCCACAATATCATGGAATGATACTGGAACGTATTTGTGCTCATCAAGATATTCAATAACTGTACGTAGTCTATCTGTAGATACTTCCATCGAATCTTCTACCGGATCAGAATTATCACTTCTTATTGATATGCCGTGTCCTTCGAAAATCAATAATCTAGGATTGTGATTACTGATAAGCTGGATGTGTTTTTTGTATGGTGGTGCTTCGGACTCGACAATTTCACAATCCGCAAATGTATCTACATCTATAACTATATTTCTGATTTCCGCCACATCTTTTCCAATCATCATTGTGTAATCTGTAATATCATCATTTGATATGTCAGACATACAAGTAAGACCATCAATAGCAAAGTATGATTTATTGCTTGTATGGTCAATCATAAGCTCAATACTATGCCATGATTTATCAGTCTTGTATGGTATTGATATATAAGGATTATCTATATACGTACTATTATCAAGCTTTTTAAACTCGTAAAACATAGGTATACTGACTGACGCATCTACAAGAAGATCACCATATTTGTGGTTAATCGACTCAATAAGTATTACGTCAAGATAGCTGATTTTTTTTAGCTCGTTAATCAAACTATTTATTGTCGTTCCTGCTTCGCACTCTACTCTGTCAATAATAGTACCACCCGATGTAAACACGACACCGTCTGTTCCAATAGTCATTGTCATATCCTGCTTAGATGTGTCTGTACATCTAATACTAAAAGCATTATTACCACGAATGTGATTAGTCCACTTATTTCCAAGATAAACAACCTGATTAGAATTATACGCAATATTCTTATTGAGAGCGGATGCTGTTACAGGTGCGGTAATATATGATTCAACTAACGTCATTTTTTTATGTTGCGTAACAAACTTGACAATTCCACCATAAGCATTAAATAGCTCAACCTGTGTGTTGGACGAATCGGTAGGCAATGCAATATCGCCAAACTTAAATTCGTAGTATACGTGCAATTTATCATGTTTCGGTAAAACAATATTGTTTTTTACATTTTTTATTGCAGAAAAATCTTTATTTATTACTGTAGCTTTTGGCAATACTTTAATGGTAAAGTCATTTTTAGCACAAAAAGCGATATAACTATACTTTTCTATGTTATATTCTTTATCAAACACAGAGTTATTAAACGAATACCCGGAATCAATTGATTCTACAAAGTTATTGTTAACATCATAACCACAGATGCATCTATTACCCGAAAGATACAGATTGTGTATATATATCTTTTTAATATTTCTTACATCTAATATTCCTACTACTGTATCAGATGAATCGTATAAAATACCGTTATCTTTATGCACAAACTTACCAGTCTTTACCGTGCAATTCGACTCAATCCAATCAGTATATTTAAGCATACTATCATTAATACTATCAATATACTCTACAGCCTTAAGGTAAGGTGAATTAACCGTTGTTTGACTAACATTGTAAGTAACTCTTGCGTATTTAGCATTGAATGGTTTATCAACTGTATGTACATAAGGACCTTCTGTTTTATATAAATTGTAGCCTGTAATAAATATCTTGTTATCATCATAAAAGCATATAGAGCTATTATCTTCACCCATGATTGACCGCAACTCAAGCTTAGTATATGCTGACACGTTAATGTAATCAGTACATTTATATAAACTAGATGTCATCTCATTACCTGTTAATTTATTGATATAGTGTCCGTTTTTTAGCTCTCCAATAGGAATATCATGTTTTATTAAACCTTCCTTTAGTGAATTAACTTGTGATTGCAAATTATCATTTTGACTATTTATCATATTGGATAACTCGTTATAGATTTGTGCAATTCTATCTTCTTCCTCACTACTAGGTGTATAAGATTTAATATAAATTCCATCAGGTGTAATTACAGATGCAATTTGTGTAGACCATTTTTGATTAATCACACTTGAACCACTTTCAGTAATTACAGCACTCATCGCAAAATGCAAAACTCCTGAGTTTTTCAAAGCATCAAATGGTACTTTCCATGCAAATTCACAAGTATCATTATTAATTGTTTTGTTAATCGCAATTGACTGACCCTTAACTCCCTTAGAATCAATCCAATTTATATAAACAATTGAATCTTGCATTTTTTGAATATCAGATAACTTGTTTCTGATTCTAAATTTTATCAGCTTAGAATTTCCATCATATTGCACTCCGAACAATCTAGATACATTATTAATATTAATAGTATGTGTATCTGTATCAATCGTAAGATATTCATCATCATAATCATAAGCAACTGCATCAAAGCTTAGTCTTGCTTTCAATCCATCCATTTCTAGTCTCCTTTCACTTGAAGAATTCCTTTTAATGGTGTTTCTTTAATTCCATTAACATCAATGTGAACCATCCAATTATAAACACCAACAGAAAGATTATCTGTTTGACAAACTACCTTCAAAGATTCATCAATAGGAACTCTAATATATTCTTTGCCATCTTTATAAATAATGAACTCTAAAGAGTCATCCTTACCAGGGATAAACAATTGCCCATTCTTATATTTAATTAGAATATCTGTATAGATTGTATCTCCTTGATTTATGAAAATATGATCTCTTTTAATTTCCATTTTTAATCCTCTCCATATCTTTTTGCGCCTTTCCATTCAAGTCCTGTATCACAATAAAGTCTACATTTCTCAAATGTTTTTCCATCACTACTCAAAACAAGTGATTTTCCTTTTTTCCAATTATTTCCATCAAACACCCATACTTCTCTATAAGCAGCAGATGCAATGATAAAAAAGTAAAACATATCACTCGTTCTTCCTAAAGTATCTGTTACATAAACAAGCATTCTATACTCATTCCCATTCTGCACTTTAAATTCTTTTGTAAGATTATCTGAAGTTAAATCACTTCCCATACCATCATAATCCCAATGACTCTTTGTAACATGTGCATCATCCGTTGTATGAGCAACGCACACTGCTTTATCATACTTATCATCAATATGAGATATAGTTACATCTACACTCGTTACAGATATCTTTTTATAGTCTTCTAACGTTGTTGCTTCTAATACTGTTTGAAGCAAGTATGATCCAGAACAATCTGCCATAAACGGTTCGATATGAAATTCATAACTTGTCGAACCTTTCAATCCACTTACAACATGTATACCATTTAATTTGTCCACAATAAATTTTTGTGTTGCACTTGAATAAATACGCAAAGTATACAAATTGTAAGGATTCGTTTTTAATCTTCCGTAAATAGAAATTGAGGTACTATTAATATCTGATATTTCTGCTTCATACGTTGGCAAATCAATCTCAGGTGTAGTAAAATGTACTATTCCTGATAGATTTGGCCAACCTTTACAACTCACGTTCCATTCAAAAGACCGTTGCCTATTGCAATACATTGGATCATTAATTTGTCCTAGATAATACCATCCTGAATCCTGGATATAATTTAAATCCCATCTTGAAATAGTTTTAGAAAGTCCTCCAAGCGTAACAACGTTGGTTGCTTGGATTTTGAAGTTCCCGGTGAACCTAAACCTTACATCCGCTTTAAATTTTAAATCAGGATATGACCCTTCATATCTTTCATTGTAGGATTCAAATGTAAGTATTAAATACGGATTATAGGTTAATGTTGCTAAAACAGTCATACACTACTCCTCATATTTGATATAGATATCTCCAGCTTTATCGCCATCTTGTACAACAGGATCTGAAGTACCATATCTAACATTAACTTTTAATTTCAGTTGATCTTTAAATTGAGCCACATAATTTTCTAATTCATTTTTATATGCATTTACTTTTGCAATCAATTCCATCATAGATTTGTATTCTTCAGTCGATTCTAACGATTCCTGCGCTGCAAGATTATCAACAACCTTAATTTTAAAATTAAAAGTTGTGACAAATGTTCCACTAGATTCTAATGTCACCTGGCATTCACAAATTCCTAATTCTGCTAAGATATTTTGAAAAGCTTCTGTATCTGAAAATTCAATTTCGTATGCATTTGAGTTTTCAAACCTTGATACAGATGTAGAACCAATGCTAACCATTAATCCACTCGGCTTTTTAGTCCATAAAATCGCATGCAAAGATTCATCAACATTTGAGCTATTACTAGTAATCACATCATCACTGACAAAAATTCTTAATCCTCTTCCCGAATCAGCTCTTACCATTTCAACAATCAAGTTGTCGTTTGGCTTCGTTAAACTAACGGTTAAATCATTATATACAATTGCCATGTTATACCTCACTTTCTAATACAAGATCTAAATCTTCAGGCCGTTCTGTGATCAAGTTATAGGTCAATTTGTTTAAATAAAACCTTTCTCGTTTTCCAAAATCAGTCTCTACAAAAATTGAATCATTTATTTTTAACGCCTGTGCATTCGGCACATTGTATGGAAATAATTCTTCAAATTTAACAGAAGTTTCTGTTTTTGGTTCTTGCAGTTCTTTCTCCAAAGATTTTTTAGCTTGTATTCTAAGATAGTTTCTTAGGTTCACTTCATTTGTAAATACGCCCAATGTTGTTTTCTTTGCTTGTGAATCATCCGCCATCAATTTGATATCGGAATATTCTTTTACATCAATTCTGTGGATTTCATCCGTATCCCAATTACTAGCCTTAACAATCTCGTTATTCGGTAGAAGTCGTCCATTGTACGCTTTCGGTATAATTCCTGTAACTACATTTTCCATTGACTTCTTTTTTGTGTATTCAGACATTTCTTTATTACTGATAAAGAAATTGTTTGGCTTCAATTTAGAAGGATAATAATCTGGATTTCCAAAATAACAGTCATAGTTATCGAACATCGCAACATATCTGTTATTTTCACATTCAGGCCATCTGTTCATCATAGAATTTTCTTCTGTACCAAACAAGCATTGAATCAGATTATATCGAACCCAATATGCCGTTTGTGTAGAATCCACATCTTCAATCATCCATTTACACGCATTTCCAACTTCGGCAGCACCTCTATCAGCAACAATAACTTTGTTTCCGTTACCAATACTCGTTGAACTAGTATAGATGCCATAATATATGCTCAAATACGGTGCAATTTCATAACTAGAACCATTGTTAATGAACCACCATTTTTCAGAATTATCTGATGGACTTTCAGATAAACTACCTAACACAACCTTTCCTGAATCCAATTTAAGCCATCTACATGAACATAAAGATAAAATTCCATATATATCTCCATATTTGTCTGACCCTACTTTTTTCAACATGAAAGTCTGTGCAGATGTTCTGTTTCTTTGATATGTCTGTAATTGTATAGATGCATCTTCACTTGCGCTTGGAACGTCCAAACAATACCCACTATTCTGAACATTTCGGAAATAAACGATTTTTTCATTCTCTGCATTAACATTTGCATAATTTGCATATTCCCCATGCCCATAAATTTTATAAGGATAATTGGGCCGTGAATTTGTGATAATATCATTTGCGGTATTTATCGCATCTTGCCACGTACCACTCATAGTACGATCATCAAACACAAACACTTCTTTTTGAGAATCAAAGAACACATGTGTTGCATAGCATGTATATGTATCGCTTTGTTTGTTGTATTTTGGATACACAATTCTATATAACTGTGGTTCTTCAAAATTTATATCCACTTTAAATACAGATTCATCACTGATTTCCATGCCCATCAAATCACTTTTTGGGAATTCTATTTCTACGTACCAAATAGAATTTCTTTCAAATACTGCTTTAGCACTAACACAATGTTTTAAAATCACATCTCCATTACGTTCTTTCATTTGTGCATATGTTGTTTTTTTTCTAGAAAAGAATAAATGAATCATCTTTATTTCTCCCTATAATTACGTATAATTTCTGCACGAATAGCACCAATATCTGTTGTGATCAATACATTATTTGAACCATAATTAAATTTAAGTTCGTCAAATGATCCACTTGTTTTCAATGTGTCATATTTATACGTTCCATTTTTATAGTATGTTTTCATATAAGAATTCTCTGTATTGATTTCAACATAAGAAATATCCGATGTACCATTAAAAGGATTTGTGATCGTAAAATCGTTTCCATTACAATTGATCGTAATGTTTTTCGCATTCATGGAAGTGTTATATAAACGATAGATTGGATATGCTGTTTCATAATAATTCGCAAGTTCTACCTTTTTACCACTTACAATATCGTATGGTCTTGAATACTTATTTACGTATCTGTAAGGTTCACAAATAAACGTGATTGTAAATTCGCTTCCTCTTCCAAAGTCTCTTGAATCCATATCAAACGTTACATTTTTTACCTTCCAATAATGTTCTCTATCATCACTAGTTAACTCCAATATTCCTTTATTTCCATTGAAATATTGTTGGATTTTATAGATACGATCTAGATATTCTTTCTTGCTATTTAAAACAAAGTTGCATTTAATAGGAATTTTGCGATCTTGATATACACCTGTATGACGATACGATGTAGTACCGTCACCAAGTGTAGATGTTTCTACAATTTCCTCTGCCATAGGAATAACAGGACGCTCACTTACCTTTAATAAATACATAATATTTTGCGTATAACGCAGTTTATTTTCAGGTGTAAATCTAAAATGATACATTCTATGAACCTCCATTCCCCCATGATTTCAACATATCTCGAATTGATATAATTTCTTGTACAGTATCTGTAACAACATTTCCATCCAATTGCATAGGTTGTAGATTGATTGTTAGGTTAGTATTCATAACTGTATCAATAAGCTTATCTATTTTTTTTGAGATACCACTAATATTAATATTTGTTGCCTTAGATGTAGATTTAATTGCTGCACCCGTTACAAATGCTGTGTCCACTGTATCTACAGAAGCATATTGACTAGTATCAGCCAACGCTGCAATAGAATCTGCACTCATTGGAGCAACATCAGTAACAACAGGTCTAGACATATCATCAATGTTTTGCTTACTAACGTATCTATCTTTACTTACTCTAACTGTTTCTACCGTAAACGTTATTTTTTTCTTTGCTGCATTGTATAATTGTTCATATTGGCTTTGTACAGATTGAAGTTGATTCTTTGCGTTTTGTATTCCAGGAGATAATGCTTTATCCAGTTGTTGTGTATAATAACCACCTGTGCTTGTTCCAGAATTTCCGGCGCCTGGCTTTCCTTTATCTAAAGCATTCACAACTTTTTTCTGAGCATTATCTGCTTTTCCTTCAGCTTTATTTAATGCTTTTTCCAAAGCATCAACTCCGCCGTTTCCAAGAATCTTCATTGCTTCAGAAACTGTGATATCACCTTTCGCAATACCTGCTGCACATTTTTGTGGAATTTGTTCACCATCATAATTTGATTTCGTTAATGCTTCCTCAAACTCAATCAGGTTATTCAGCATTGTATTCGCTTCTGATACACTGCCTGCATTTGAAATAATACTGTAAGCCATGTCTTGTGGAATATTAAGCCCAGCTGCACTTGCATTATCAACTAACTGCTGAAATGTCATCATAGATGCCACAAAATTACTTGCCGTTTGATAACTTTCTGTGCCATTCATGATTCCGCTTGTTAACTTTTCAGGAATTTGAATACCTGCTTCACCAGCTTTATCTATAGCTCCTTGTAATGATTGTTTTAACGAATCTCCAATTTTTGTATAGCCACCCGTTTCTGCCTGGTTATTGAGATCTAGTAAAGTTTTATTTGTTTCTTGCATTTTAGTTGCCATAGTTGCCAAAGAACCGTTTGCTTCATCTATTTTCTTTCTCAACTGCTCAATCTGAGTTTGATACTTTAATGCCTTTTCAGTGTCCCCATCTTTAAATGCTTGTGACTGTTTCGCTTTTAATTCATCCATCTTGTCATTTAAGCCATGAACACTCTCTGTTACTTCACTATATTTCATCTGTTGCTTAATTAAAGCTTTTGTTTGTTCTTTAATCGCTTCTGCATACGCTTCTTGTTTAGCAGCTTCTTGAACTTTTTGAATGTATTCTTCTAACGCTTGATTGTTTTCAAACACCTTGCCTGTATTGTCGGCAACTTTTCCTGTATTTGAATCAATTGTTAAACCAAGATCAGGATAGATTTCATTCAATTGGTTGACGGCTTCTTGCAGCATTTGTTTCTGTATAGTATTTTTATTTTCTACACCATTTAATTGTTCAATCGTTCTCATCAAAGAATTAGACTGATTAATATTCTGTTCATTTGTAGCCAAAATGGTTTCTGATTTTTCTTTATATTCATCAATTTTTTTATTGAACGAACTAACACTGTCTACAACTTTTAAATAACTTTGAGCTACTGCATCATTCTTAACAGCATTTTCTAAAGCTTTTTTATTTGCCTTTTCAAACATAGGAACTAACACTGCAATTTCAGCAGCTGCCAATCCAACAGCTATCCCAACTCCACCTAATGCAATACTTGAACTTTTTAATGCTTCTGTTGTAACTCCAGTCCGCTTAAACAATTTTGTCAATAATCCATTAGTTTTATCTACAGGGCCACTTAAATCGTTTAGTTCACTTGCCGTTTTGCCAATCCATGAAGAAACTTGTCCAAATCCATTTGTCAACTTCTGAGCGCCACTAAATATTTTTCCTAATCCTTTTGCGGTAGGATATGATGCTGCGGTAAGCAACAATAGTTTAGCAACCGTTTCCTGCGTTCCATCATCTAGTTTAGAGAATGCATTCGCTGTTTTCTTTACAACTTTTAAAATAGATGTAAGAGTAGGAGTAAACGCCTGGCCCAATTCATCAGCGGCTTGTTTAACTGCTTCCCATGTCTGTGACATTTGAGATTTTAATGTTCCATATCGCTTTTCTGCTTCAGTTGCCATGGCTGAATTCGCTTGCCATGCGTTTTGAGAAACATTTAATGCTCTAGCCAATACATCCGAACTTTGTGCCAAAGCACCCATTGACTGTGCTTGACGTACTTCCTTAATGCCTAATTCATCCAATGTTTTTGTAACATCCGCCGATTTTCCAATACCTTCTACAAACTTTAAGAATGTTCCAGCTGCATCTTCTCCCCAAGCCTTTTGGAATTGTTGAGAAGTCATGCCAGACACTTCTGCAAACTTTTGCAGGTTCTTATCTCCTGTAGAAACAGATATATCAATTTTCTTTAGCATTTTAGAAACAGAGCTACCACCAGCAGCGGCTTCAATACCTAATGAAGATAATGCAGTTGATAATCCTAATACTTGGTTAGAATTAAAGCCTACCATCTTACCTGCAACACCTAGTCTAGTAGCCATATCCATAATATCTGCTTCGGTTGTAGAGAATTTATTTCCCAAATCTACGATTGTAGATCCTAATCGAGAATAATATGTGTTCGTCTTTTTAGACTGTGAAACCATTACGTTTGAGAATTTGGCAATACTTTGTGCTGCTTCTTCACCAACAAGATTTGTAGTATCACCCAATTCTGTAATAGTTTTAGTAAATCCAACAATAGAATCTGTAGGGATACCCATTTGTCCTGCAAGTTCTGCATAATGTGCAATATCTTGATATGTACTCGATGTATTTTGTGCAAGATCTTTTAAGCCTGCATTGATTTTTTCAAACTGTTGAGGGGTTGCATTTACTGTTTTTGTAACACCAGTCCATGCATCCTCAAAATCAATTGCAGTTTTTGTTGCTCCGACAATAACCGCTGCTGACAACGCAGACAATGGTTTAATAGTTTCTGCAAATTGATTTGCTTTCTGACTAGCAACACCAAATGAATGTGATAATTTTAATATATTTTCATTATCTGTAATAAAGCTTTTATTCAAGCTCTTTAGTTCATTGTTTAATGCTGCTGCACCAGCTCTTAGACCATTAAACGTCCTTTGCGATTCCTCATACGTGCTTCCTAAGTCAACAAGATTTTTCTTTTGTTCCGCAATTTTCGCATTGTATTCCTTTTGTGAAGCACTATTTGCCTTCATAGAAAATGAAAGTTCTTTATTTCTAGCAGCTAGAGTGGAAATTGCGGTTTCACATTGTTCTGTAGTGTGATAACTATCACCAATCGCATCTTTCCATGCTTGGATTTGAGTTTGATTTGTCTTATATTCTTTTTGTAAGGCGCTCATCGCCGATTCAGTACTGTTTAATTTAGTCTGATATTGCGATAACGTGGCTTTTGATTTGTTAACTTGATCTGTCCATTGTTGTTGTGTTTTAGGATATTCTTTAAGCTTTTTGTTATAGACATCCAATTGCTTAGAAGTGCTCTGAATCTTATCCTTTAATAGATTTTGGTATGTCACAAATGACGAGAAATCATTCGGATTTAGCTTCATTGAAGCTTTTAGTTTAGACATTGTTTTGTCTAATCCTGATGTTTCTCTTTTGATTTCATTTATCGCTTTCTGAAATCCTGTAGTATCTCCATCAATCTTTACGGAGATACCTTTTATTTGACTATAACCTGACAATTTTAGTACCTCCTAAAATCTGTCAAAGTCTTCTTGGATTGCATCACGTACATTGGATTTATTTTTATTAATGCTTTGTTCAGCTCGATTTGTCATGTTGTTTTTTGCAATAATTAAATCAAACATCATTCCAATATCCATGTTGTCTATTTCATCCATTTTTAGCCCTAGATTCATGCATCCTAAAATTAATTCAGAATAGCTTGTTAATCTTTTTTTTTCTTATTTTTTTCATCTTTTTTTTCAGTTTCATCTTCAACTGTAGCCTTATTTGAATAAACGATTTTTTCAAATAAAATAACACCAATTAAAACAAATGATTCATAATCATCAACATTATCTACCATTACATTAAACGGTTCAGTAACCAAGTTATTTTTAACATCGTACGCTTTGATGCAAGCCCATAGTAAATGTTCAAAAAATTCTGATCCAACTTCTTTTAATAGAATGAAATATGCATTTTCATCCCCTCTGTCTTCATCTACCGCTTTTTTAATACCTTCATCAAAATTCATTTGCGCCTGTTGAATATCAATCAATAAATCACGATTGAATGTTTCTCTATAAATACGTGCTGTAATCCCTTTATATAGGACACCGTGTTCTTTACCTTCGATTTTTACTGTAGTTTCCATATAACCTCACAAAGAGGGGATGTCCCTCTTATAATGTGCTCACTTCCTTACCACTATCGCTTTGTACAGCTACTGGTGTACCCTCTTCTTGGCTCACTTCACTAGCTTTTGGTGTAGGTAATTTTGGCGCAGTCGTAAAGAAACTAGCATAGTTTGTATCACCTTTTTTGCAGTCAATTTTTACCCATGCATGATCATCTTTTTCTACAGGAATAGCTGTAATGTCCATAGTTGTAGTATTTGGATCAATACTTTCTTCTCTTGTTTCACCTTCAACAGATGGGCGAGCAAATACCACTTTGAAGAACATATGTTTTGTCGCATTTTTATCTCCTTCAAATTGGAACATTAAGCCTACGTTGTTAGGTAGAACGTTAGCGTCTTCAGCCAAGTTTCCTTCCTCTGTTTCAATATTATTAAAAATAATTTTTTTAATTGCATCTTCCAAGTATGTCATTTCAATACTTCCGGAATATCCATTATTACTGTTTGTTGTAAAATATGCAGTGTTGTCTGCATAATATGTATTTGTATCTCCTTCTGGATCTAGAGTTAATGATTTAGCACCCTTCCATGCTACAGGTGTACTATACGTAACATTTCCACCTTCTTCAGACTCAATAGGAACTACATGTACATTTTTAATTCCGTATTTAACTTTGTTTGTATCTGCCATAGTTTTTATCCTTTCAAATATTTTTCGATTAAACTTGGCAGTTCCTTGATTGCGTTTGTTTCTCCATCCTTCCAATGCTTAAATGCACGTGTACGTCTAGGAGAATTCCATAAATTATGTCCGTTTTCTAGTAAATGAGTTAATGAGTATTCATGGCCACTCGCATAAATAACACCGCGTGTATGTGCTAATTCACGTTCTATCTTATATGTGATAGACCTTTTATATTTGCCCTTTCTGCGCGTGTTTCTATCTTCTACATTGGCCTTAGCTTTAACAATGTCTTTAGAATCTTTTGTAGTTTCTTCTACTGCTCTATCAATCTGCGCCAAAGAATGCTCTTTATATTCTTGAATAATCTTTCTGATTTCAGGCCCAAGCTGCGACATATCGCAATATACATCATTTACGGCCAACTAATGTCACCGTCCATTCTGTACAGTGTACTTTTTGAGCTTTTATATCTTCATCTGTGATGGTTTGGTATGGTATTTCTAATTCATCAAACATGTCTTCTATTTTAGCTTCTAATTCAAAATCTTTTTGATCAGTCACTAATCTATATATGTAAGTTCCAATCTTACAATACGTTCTATTGTCTGCAAAGTAATTATTTGTATAATCCAATGCATAATTCCCATAGGGGGTATGGGGTTTTGATTTGAAACTTCCGTATACAAATTGTCCTTCACCTAAAAGTTCAGTGAATTTAGCTACAATCTGTTGTCTTACTGTTTCCATTCTCCAGCATCCTGTTGAACATATAGTTCAATCGTATCTCCGGATGGGAATGTACGATAAACCGCATACTTTTTGTCGTTGTATTTCACTGTTGTCTCATCATTGTAATCAATAGTAGGAATAACAAGCTTATACGCTAACTGTATGCCTGCCTGGTAGGCTTCATTGAATTCTTTTGAATAAATTCCACCAACTCGGCAAAATACTTCCTTCTCCGTTTCGTTAACATGTTCCACACCATCTGCATCCACATATCTTTCTTTTTCAATCAGATATGCCACATCGTAGTAAAGATTATTCTCACGAGTATATTCATATGCCATACTATTTCACCTTCTTATGAGATTTATCTGTCATAAGAATCTGACGTAAATCCTCATATGTTTTAGCCATTGATTCTTTATTTGAAGCATCCGTTGTACCAAATTTTGACATTACATATGCTATTACCGCTACTACAATTTCATCTTCTAAATCATCTTCATCAAATAAGATATTTAATCTATCCAAATCGTATAAACATGCATTGATATACGTTTTGATTTCATCATCATAAGCATGTGATTTAGCTCTTGTAGCAGCAGTTCTAACACGTTCTAGAAGGCTTTCAGAAATATTGAACGCCATTATCTATCACCTAAGCTTTCTTCGCACTGCTTTTTCGAGTAGTTTTCTTAGGCTCATCATCTAATAAAATAGGTTCATCATCAGTTCCAACAGGTTCTTCATCATTTAATGATTGTGTTCCTGTTTGACTTTCACCTGTTGCAACATCTCCATTGCTTAAGCTACTTTTTTTTTTAACAAGAAGATGTATTGAGGATCTAATACTTTACCATCATTGATAACTAATGCTTGAGTAACTTCCTCATTCTTTTCATAATCCCAGTACTTCTTCACACCAAACTGCATATTTGAGTTGATCGCATAGGCTTCTTTTCCAACCCAATACATTCCGAAATATTCACCGTTTTTTGCTTCATCAAAATCTTTGAATGTATCATTTTCAACGAAATTAACTGTTCTAGCTTTGAATGTTGCACGTTCTGCACCATCAATAGGATTATATGTTTCTGCATAAACAGGACGATTATTATCGTCGGCCAACGTTTTAATGTTTGCTTCATATGTAGCAGGAGTCATTACAAACTCTGGTTTTAATTTACGCATTGATAAAGGAATCTTTGCGAACAATTTTGTTTGCCATGATTTCCAATCTTTCATTTCTGCTTCCGTAAATTCAATAATGTGATCGGCTTTAATACGTCCTCCACTTACTTTATTAGCTTCTGTTAAAATACCTTCACACTCATTGTTTTCAGATTGACCTGTTAAAATTTCACGATCCATAGCTTCCAAATAAGCTTCTACAATAACTTCTGCTAATTTAGTTTCGAATGCATTTACAGTTAATACAGTTTGTAGTAATGTACGTGCTAAACGAATTTCACCAATCAAATATCCAAATTGTACAAATTCTGTAACAGAACCGGCTTTTTGACGATCAGACACTGTTGTTTCTGTGATACGTTTAAATGTAGCCTTGAATGAACCGATAGGATATTTAACACCACCACGGAAATTTGTATGTAATACTGCATTGTATAAGTAACCACGAGATTTACTTAATTCAGTCATTACTTTCTGAACAATTGTTTCAGGAATTAAAATACCTAGATCAGCTGCTACGCCTGCTTCTGCGCTACGTTGTCTTAAGATTTCTGACTGTTTTCCTTTTTGAACGAATTCCATGAATGCACTACGATACTCCATATCGTCTTCCATTCCTTTTTTACGTTCTGATAAGTTTGTAGGCATTGATGGATGTGCTTTGCTACGAGCTTGTTCCTGTTGTGTAGCAAAAGCTTCATCTTCATCTACAATAGATTTTGCCATAGTATCTAAGAACGCTTTACGTTGTGCTACCTTGCCTTGTAACTCTTTGTCACGTTTTTGCAAGATATCAAATTCTGCCTGTAACATTTCCAAGTTTGTATTAGGATCGTTTTTGTTGACCTCATCTTGAATTTCTTTAAATCTTTTTTGAATCTGTTCGTGATTCATTGCATTGAATGCTGCTAGTTGTTGCTCTGTAAACATTAATTAATAGCCTCCTTAATCTGCAACAACAAACTCAGTCTTTCTCGTTTCTTTTCATTTTCTTTTTTAGTCCGTTCTTCATCCATTAAAGACTTTGCCCTTGCTTCAATAGATGTTTGATCATTTGCAGGAATCGACACTGCCGAAACATCATAAATTTTTGATACTTTACGTGTTGTCCACATCTTTTTAGATCTATCATATGATTCCTCATCCACCATGTATCGCCATGACATCTGAGTAACCATTCCTGCCTGAATACTGTCGTACAAGCGTTTTGCAGCTTCTGTTCTTCCTAAATCTGCTGCAACAAACAATCCGTGTTCATCTACTTCAACAATAAGTGAACCATTGCTTGTACGTGCATATACCATTCCTCCATGATCAAATTGGAAGATGATATCACTCATATCAGCGTTGTCCAAACTTGAACGCTCAATCAACTCATATACATCATTACCTTCGTAATCTCGATAAAGCACATAAGGTTCAAATGTAGTAGCATATCCTTCAACATAGTACTGAGTATCAATCCGTTTATTTTCCGTCACCGGGTTCATTTGGAACGGGATCGAGCGCATTTGGATTTTGCTGTGGTTCGGTTTCCCCATTGTAACTAATTCCTCCTTGATTTGATTTAGTTACCTGGATATATTCACCTCGAATAAAACGTTTCTTACCTTCATCATCTGGTAAAGGCGCTTTGTTCATGATATTTAATGCCCCATTCGTATCAATCATTCCTCTATCGAACATTTGAGTCGCAACATTTAATTTTGTCTGTGTCGAATCATACTGTAAACGATCACTTGTAAGAATGATTTCACTACCATTCATAATCTGATTTACGGAATATAGCATTCCACTCAACACTTCTCCAACTTCAATAAAGAATGGTTCAATAATTGATTCATAAAATGCATTCCATTCATCAGGTTTATATTTATTTTGTAAAATAGCTTCACTAATTCCAAAATAGCTATATACACTATTTTCAATTGCCTGCTTCTGTTTGGCATCCACTAATAGTGGTTTACTTTCAATCGGTTTTACTTCATCAAATCGATTGTCGACAAGGAATACACCTGTTTCATTCTTGTTCAGGTTATTTCTCAAGATCATGTTTTGTTGTTCTTTATAATCCTCATCATCGTCAATTGGTGTTGAAATTTTAGCTAAGAATCGAACAATAGAACTCGATTTGATTGCATTGATTGCTCCTTCTTCCTGAGCAAGCATCAATTTAGCTGTTGTATCAAATGCATCATTAATTTCACCAAAGTAATCATTTTTGTACTGCATCTGCCTTAGATGTCCTACTTTGCTATATTCAATCAATTTTGTTTCGCCATAGATGAAATTAAAATAAATATAAACTACACCATTGATTTCTTTTAACTGACACTGACTTGGTACTGCGGGCCATAATCCCTTTACCATTCCATATTCATCTTCAATTGGAATAATGAAAGCATTGTTTTCTGTAAAATAGATAGTTGCCAATCTTTTATAAAATTGACTAGCTGTCATATAAGGATTTGGCTTTTTCTTAACCAAATAGTTATATATCTTGCTTTTGTAGTCTTTGTTTGTCAGTTCAGGTGAAGCTTTTCCACATGATGTGGCAATTCGATTGATACATGCTCTGCAAAGTCCAATCTCATATATTCCACCATCATATGATGAATACACTGGTGAATATCCACCTAAGCTTGCAAACATTGAATGTAATTGATTTTGTTTAGGTGCTGGCTTATTTAGTCCTAACAGACTTCCTAGCAAACCAAATCTTTTTCTTCTGCTTTTAGCCACTAATTCACCTTCCTTTTCTTGTTTTCAAGGCGGTATTTAAATGTATCCCACCATTTTTGTCTTACTGTATATGCATCAATAACAGATGCATATCCATCAATATGTTTTCTTGGATCAGTTTTAATCATGCGGACACGATTGTCCTCCGCAACTTTCTTTAATGCCACACTAGACATATGTGCTTGTAACAATCCATTTGTTCCTGTATGAACAAATCCATCTCTTACGTATCCTGTAAATTCATTAATAACCGGTGTAAGGTTAGTACCCTGAATGACATCATCCATCTTGTATCCATATTTCTTCATATCATCCACAAGATACTGAGCCGAATAACGGTCATATCCAACGACCACGCAATAAATCTTGTATTTCTTGCGTAGCATTTCAAACCATTCCGTAACATCTTCATACCGTACAAAGTTTTCCCCACTTGGACTTAAATATCCCAATTGAATAAATCTTGTATATGGTATCTTGTCTCTTTCTTCTAGCTCCTTGATTTTTAATGTTGGAAGCCAAAAATGAGTAAATATGTAGTCCTGCTCTTGAATTCGTATAACTACAGATGCGGCTGTTAAATCGGTTGTTTGCGACAAATCGATTCCACCAACTGCATATGTATGTGCAAAATCTTCAAATCTAAGTTCTTCACCTTTAACTTTGTTAATATCTTCTGCACTAAATAATGCTTCTGTTGAATTCTGTTTGATATTCGCATATTTTGTTATGAATTCAGCCTTATATGTCGGTGAGCTATGTGCTTTTAAAATTTCATTCTGCAAATATTCATAAGAAACCGATATTCCAAGGTTTGGCATTGCTTTTCTTAATTCAATAGGATCATCCCATTTTTGAATATCATCAATCATATAAAAGAAAGGCAACATTTGTTTTTCATCAGACGTACCAAGTAAAACAGATGTTCCACGAACAAATAATTCATCATATAATCCTTCATCAATATAGTTTGCGGTACTTACAGGAATATAAAGTGGATCAGGTCTTGCACCACCTGCCGACAACATAACGTTGTACATTTTCATACCCGCTTCACCTTCCCAGGCTGCAAACTCATCAAAGATTGTCAAATATGGGTTGAATCCATCTGACTTCTTAGACGCAAAGGCAATTGGCTCCCATCTACAGTTGTTCTGTTTCATGTAGATATCTGTTCTACGTTTTTTTACTCTTTGACTCAACGCTTTAGAGTGTTCCATCATTTGATACAGAACATTGTAAATGATCTGCGCTTGTTTTAACTTTGGCGCTATATTGTATATCTGCATGCCTGCTTCATCCGATGTAAATCCAACATCAAGTTCAATACCTGCACAAAGAAATGATTTTCCTTGTTTTCGGCCCATGACCGTAGGTATTTCACGAAACTGCCTTTTTCCATTCTTATCAACAAGCCCGAATATGCACGCAATATAGTATTTTTGCCAAGGCTCAAGCTTCACTTTTGTTGTTTTTCCTTCTACGTGATGACAAAACGTTTCAATAAACGCTATATGCATTTCCGCTTTTTTCTCATCATAGAAGAAATCTCCATTTGCTAAACCTCTTTCAACATATTGAAGATTAAGCTTTATCCACTTACCGACTACATCTTCACCCGATTTAATTCGCTCTTTATAAATGTCTAGATATTTCATTTAAATCTGCTCATGAACTCATCCAATTCATCACCTTTTTTTCCGGATACTTCTGTTGTTTTTGAAAGTGAAGTAGGTGACAAGCCAAGTTCTTTGCAGTACTTCATGATCTGATCACGTAATTGAACGGTAATAATGTAGTATGGTGAGCGCGATAAATTCGTTGCACCGCCCTTGTTCGTATATTCAACAACCATCTGTAGTGATTTGTATCCATTTGCTTTACTTGAATCTCTCCATTGCTTCATTGTTGAATCATATTGGGCCAAGGCATCTGCAAGTGAATCAACCGCAACCGAATATTCAGGAGAAAATGTGCCTAAATTCTCTAGTTGTGAATTGATTCTTTTTTTCCATGCTCCTTTTTGCATTCATCATCCTCCCTTCCACATCCTATAAGCATTCCGTTTTCATCAAATTCAAAAGATGGTTTACGTTTGGAATGTTCTTCAGCATGACATAAATCACACAACGCTTCCAAATTAGAATCGCCAAATAGAATGTGTATATCTCTATAGTTGTCCTGGTCAATGTGCACTTTATGGTGCACGCATGTCGACCTGGTATAGATACCTTTTTTCAAACATCTTTCACAAAGTGGATGTGCCTTTCTATACGCTTTGCTTTTCTTTTCCCAAGCCTTGCTTGAGTAAAATTTTCTAGCATAATTTCTAGCACCTGTTTTTGTTGCTTCTGAACCATAATATTTTTTCATATCGCTACATTCAAAGTTTTGACCATAACTACAGTTAACAGATTTAAAGGACGACAAAAACTAACAGTAAATACTTTGAATGCAGTGATATGAAAAAGACCCATGTTTACACGGGTCTTTTTCAACGGGCACTAAAATGAAACAATCCAAGAACTACCTTGTTTGTTCTAGAAGATGTTTTCCAATCTTCACGACTACAGAATATCACGGTTTTTCTTTGTACACTGTACAAAATGAAGAAATTCAGATTTTACCCCCTTGTCACACACACATGACCCAGTTTTTTTGAACTCCCCACGCCGTTCCCCAAAACGCAAAAAACTTTTGAAAGATAGGGGGGTATCTGCTGATCTGATCCATGCCCTGGGCGCTTTCAGGGTTAAAAATCAAACCTATGCAGCTACCACCACACCGCACCGCTCACAGCTTCAATCATATGACATTCATATATTTATTATTGTGTTGAAAGATGTTTCAACATGCATTGTTGAAAGCGTTGTTTCATAACATGGCCATAGCTCTATTAATAGAACGCGTGCGCACGTTCTTATATATGCAATAAACGTTTCATCACTCCAATACATTGGATTATATGCACCAACTCCATGCACTCCAATACGTCCATTGTCTTCCTGGAACTGAAGCAACCCCCACAAAAAAAGGACGCTCACCACGTCCATACATGTATATATTACTAGTCTGTTAACTATATGTTATAAGACTAGAACCGAACACGCTTAAAAGCCTTATAAATAGGCGCTTGCGTGCACGTTTGCAAAGATAAAAGCTTTTTGAAAAAATGAGCACCAAAAAAAATATTATTAATTTTTATTGACATATAGTCATATATGTTTATAATGTAAGTGTAAGCAAGTTAAGCTTACACAAAAGACACGGGTCAAACTTATAAAGTTGACACGGTTAAACTCCGCATATGAAAAGGCGGTGATAGTTATGAAAGTTGATTTCGAAATGACTATCAAATTAAAGTTAAAAGCTGACACCAAGCAATTAAAAGCTAGCATAAAAAAAGGCTTTAAAAGCTTAGTGAAAGCAATTAAAGACCTAATTAATTAACCATTTATATTATAAACCGTGTCTTTCACTTTTTCAAGTTAGGAGGTGTAAATATTGTAAGAAAAAAAAGCGGTTCTTTTAATCAAATAGACTATATAAAAGAGTTTAACAAAAAGACATATAAACGCTATATAGTACAGATTAGAAATGAAAGAGTTGATATTATAAATTGGCTTGATCAACAACCAAGTAAAAACGCTTATATTATAGATCTAATTGAAAAAGACATGAACCAAAACAAATAAAAAAACGTGAACCCCTTTCAAGTTTGGCCGCTTCCAGGAGTTCACAACAACGGCAAATATACACAAAATTCAGGAGGTTAAGCCCGTCTTGTATATATTGCTTTTCTATTTTATCATAGACGGGCTAAAAAAGAAAATGTTAAAGACTTATTCAAAAGAAGCTGTAAAAAATATTAAAAACTATGTATGTGATAATGTAGATTTTACTGGTTACGATAAATACGCATATATCGAAAAGTTTGAAGAAGATACAAAACACGGAAGACAAATCGACATGTTCAGCGTATACGCTTACGCAATTTATGACTGTTTCTATGATGAAAAAGTTAAATACGACAAAAGAAACATGAGTATTCAGGATTTATTTATTGAATGGTGTCAAGGACTCCCAAGCGTTCTAGATACTTGTTATTACTACAATAGAAGCGCCGTCGATGATCTTGCTTCAATTCTTGAACAAAACGAACAAGAAAAAAGTAAATTCACTGAGTGCCAAGCTGAAGAAAGATTGACTTATTTAATTTTTAGAGAAATTAGAAAAGTCGTTTCAAAAGGTAAAAAAGTATGTTAACACGCAAAGATCTTGACAAGATGAGCGCCGTCCAGGTGCTCATACTTGCGTTTTTAAAATTATATTTAGCAGCATGTACATCTGGTTTAATTATGGGCATAATATTGGGCCTTTTAAATATCATACTTCCACTTATTTATTAATTGTAGGAGGTTAAACAATGGAACTTTTAGAAATTAAATTATTACATAAATACGCAAGAATAAGATCATATATGAATGATCTTATTTCAGGTAATTACATTATTTATGATTTTCATTATGAATGTTTAGTGGATCATATTGAATCTTTTATTTTTGATCTTGCTTATATCGAAAATAAAAAAGTTATAAATATTTATTATGATCAACTTTTAGTTGATTCTAAACAAGTAAGCAAAGAACTTTATACACTTGTTATAACTATTTTTGAAGATAATGAATGGAGGTTTTAAAAATGAATAACAAAGAATATATTGAATTTACAGAAAAAAAACTAGATCGACTAAATGGATCTAGCTGCAAACCTTACACAATAACCAAACATTTAAACGGTTTATATGATCTTAATTATGGTTTGGATACCATTGTGTGGATGCTTGAACCGCGCGAACTTTGGCAGCTTGTAAACACTTTATGCATTTTGGATATTTTAGGAGGACTAAAAAATGACAATGTGGAAGCGTGAGCGAACTCACTTTAACTACTATATTACAAATGAACGGAAACAACCCCACATTTATATTGAAGCGTTAGGAACTCCAAGCGCTTCAACTGAAAAAGTTTTAAAAGATCATGGTTTTAAATTTGATCATAATAAATGCATGTATGCAGCAGCTCAAACAAATGAATTAAGGCTTTTTGTCGCTCATGATCTTGACAAGCTTTTCAACTATGATATTCAAATATATTTCAATACAGAAGCGAAAAAAGAACTTTTCGCGCCTGATATCCAAGAAATAAAAGATATCTGTTATTTCTTCAAAATTTATAAATGCTATGTTGATATTTTAAACAAGGATCTTTTTAAGATTTGTAAACCTGGCTCAAAAAGCTTGCTTTTTACTTATAACACAACTTATAAAACTATAGACTTGTTTAGTAGAAACAAGATCCAAGAAAGTTATATATACAATAATGGAAAAATTGAAAGAATAAGCATTGAAAAAGCTGCACCAAAAAAGAAGAAGAAAGCAGCACCAGAACAACAAAAAATCAATATGGAAGAGTTTGAATTTCCATTTTAAAAAAGGACTTGCGAAAAGTCCTTTTTTTATGTCTTCTTTTAGTTGGATCAACTGCAAAAAGTTTTTCTTGTTTCTTTTGTTTGAATATAAAAAAGGCTTGTTACTAGTGCTATATCACAAATAACAAACCTAATTAATTAACCATCTATATTATAAACCGCGTTAAACCGCGTTTTTCACTTTTTCAATTTAAGAAGTTTCTCATTTATCGTATTATATTCTATATAGTTTAGAATACTAAACACTTTCATTAAGTTTGATCCTGAATAAAGTTTAAAATACTTTGAATCCTTTTTGTGACCATTTCCAATATCTCTATTCAATAACTTTTCAACCAAACTATTAAACGTTTCTTTATTGGCTCTGTAATACCATAATTTTTTAGACCCATCTGTTTCTAAAGACATAACTTCTTTATCATCTGAACATACAACAACTATTGTTGTATCTTTATAACTTATATGAATATCAGTATATAAAAACTTGTTTTCAAACATTCCAACACCTCCAGAAGCTTATTTATCCAGGATTAGAAAAACTTTTTCTAATTGTTCTTGAGACGTTGGAAAAAACTTTTGAGATTCTTT